TGCCCCGCCACGCCTGCCGGGACGGTCACAGCGAGAGTCCCAGAGGTCCAGGAGGTTACGGTAGCCGCGACACCGCCCACAGACGCGGTGGTGGAGGCATCGAAGCCGCTTCCACGCACCACCACGTTGGCGGCTGCGCCCGAGACGACGTAGGCCGGCGTGATGCTCCAGATGGTTGGCTTCGTGGCGGTGTAATCGGCAAGCGCCGTCTCTAGCGTGGCCTCCCAAAAATTGCCGTTGGAATGCTTGAGGGAGAGTTTCGTCAAAACAACCGTGATGGCCTCGCCCGCGTAGCTCGGCCCGTAGGAGTAGGGATCAATGGCCACGGCATCGCCGCGCACGATCCGCGCCCACCTGATCAGTGCGTCCGCCTCCTCGATCGTCAGGTGATCAAGCGTGATCGAGGAAACTGGCTCCCGGCCATGCCGGCGCGCCAGGCCCTGCGCGTACCCCGTCGCGGTCGTTCCCTCGATCTGGACCGACTGGTCGTCGCCCCATGAGTGGGTGCCAAATTTCCTACGGACAAAATCTGGCGCAACGGCAGAAAACGTCTCGTTGGTCTGGTCGCACGGGATCCGGCACGTCACCTCATACTCGACGTACGGGACGCCTTGCGCTACACGGCCGCGGCTCTGGAATCCCTGAGGTTGCACCAGCACATTTGCGATGGTGCAGAATCCGCCAGAAACTGACCCGACAATCCCAGGGATAGCGAGACTCCCAGAGATCACCGGCAGGATCATGGTGCTAGACCCTTCCCCGTGCGGCTGCGCGGCACCCTCAAGAGATGCAGCGGTAGCATCCTGAGCCCAGGCGGTAAATTTCCCGTCAAGGCGATCTCGGGATCCGTCGCTCGGGGCGTAGGGAGTGGCTACGGGGCAGCCGCCTATCGGTTGGTTCCAGGATAGGCCGAGGAATAATTCCCACTCGGCATCCCGGTTCAAGCCATCTATGGCCACACCAAAGAGAGCGGCACTCACGGCTTGGAGGTCCTGTATCCGCTGCGCACCTGGCGATTGGGCCCGCGCACTGCTAGCGCCGCGAAGCCATCCACACTCATCATCTGTTGCACCACAATCGTCTGATGCACGGTCGTACTTGATGTGTGCGATGTAGTGCTGTTTGAGTTGTTGATGAGTTTGTGATTCGGGATCACCTGCGAGCCACGTGGTAGGTTTACCAGTTCCCGTCCACGCTCGCCTACGACAGCCCAACCACCGGGCGCCGAGTCGGTGCCGTCGGCGAAACCAGTCATTCCCTTCGCGGCGGCGACGGTGGTGGTGAGGCCTGTCGTTCCCGCTATGTCAGCCGCCCCGAACGATGCCACCGATGCCATTGCTGCGGCGGTGGAATACGCGGAGGTCAAGGCGGTTCCTGTCAGTTCTGCCTGCGCGGCAGCTTCGGCAGCAGCGGCGGCGGACTTAGCGCCCTCAGCGGCGCGCATAGCGTCCCCAAGCACCTGGCGTTTGACGAAGTCCTCCATGGTAGCCGTGAGCCACTGGGCGGCATCATTGAGGAGCCCATTGTACAAAGCGTCCTCAGCCGCCTTCATGCGGGCCGTCATGGATCCGTGAGTGGTGATCATCGCCGTCATGCTCGACGCGGTGGTGCCTACGATTTTCCCCCACGTTTTGTCATAGTCCTTTTCCTGCTTTTCAAGCTCCTTTTGCGCTGTCTCAGACTTTTTCTTCTCAATCTCCGAAAAGCGCTTCAGGCCTTCGCGTTCCTTTTTTTCCTTGTCGGCCTGATCCTTGTCGTCCCATTTGTGATTAATGCCAGCGATCTCGCTGCGATACACTTGCTGGAGAATTTTGAGGGCTTCGGCGTTACCAGCGACCTTTCGCTGCTCTTCATAAAACGTGACGTCGTATAGTTCGATTTCGCGTTGTCGGCTTTCTTTCTCCTCCTTAAGCAGTGACTGCGCGGCCTTGGCTTGCAACATCCGCACCTGCTCGGCATTCTCGGCGGCGAGCTTGGTCTTAAAATCGGCATACTCCTGGGCAATTTTCTCCTCTTCATCGCCTTCTTTTTTAGCCTTATCGCCGCCGCCCATCCCGAGCTTCTTTTTCTTTTCGGGAGCGTTCGACGACTCAGCCCACAGGGCGCGCATGCGGTCACCGGTTCCAGCCAAGCGATCGCCAATTTCTGTCACCGACTTTGCGACAGAGCCGTCAAGCTCTTCGCTCATCTTGGTTGCCCAGTTGTAGCCGCCCTGGAAAAATTCCTCCATGCCTTTCCCGTGGCCTGTGAGCTCGATGATCTTGGAGACGCCGATCCCTAGCATGCTGACGGATTTGACCAGGCCCAATGCCACATTTGCGACCGTGTCGAACGCCATGAGCAAGCCGCCCTTGACGATCACGGCGGCATCTTCGAGCAGCTCTGCGAGCGTGCCAACATCCTTGGCAGCGTAGTTGAGGACCACTTTCAGGGCGTTGGTTCCATCACCTATCCCGACAACAGTTTTGAGCGTGCCCAGAAACGAGTCGGCAATCTCCGCAATAGGGCCAGCCAAGGCCTCGGCAAGCGTCTTTTTGAGGATCGTTCCTTGGATTCCGATCTGCCGCATCGTCTCATGCAGGGAGTTGTAGGCGTCGATCGTCTCCTGGCTCATGGAAGAGCCCTCGGCGGCGTCGCGCAGCGCCTTGCCGCCTTCCTGCAGGAGAGGAGTCATCTCCTTCCAGGACCTCCCGAATGCGGCGTTGCCAAGAGCGGCACGCTTAGATTGAGAGTCGCTTTTCTCAAACTTGTCCGCGATCTGCGCCATAGCATCGACGGGATCTTTTGCGTCGATGCCTAGCTGCTTGAGGGATTTGCTTCCCTTTCCCATGTTCATTTCGAGCTTCACAGCAGCGCTTGCGATCGTCTCTACCGAGAGACCGCTTTCGGCGCCCGCCTTCTTGAGGCCCGAAAGGGCGGAAACAGTCAGCCCCGTTTGCTCGGACAGGATCGACATGTGGTGGATCGTGTCGGCTTGCCCGATCGTAAACGCGCCAAGTGCCGCCGTAGCTCCCACAACGGCGGTGGCGATAGCAACGACAGGATTTGCCATAAGGCTTTTCAATCCAGACGCAACCGATGCGATGCCACCAGCCACGCCGGGAAATGCGGCTGCGGCTTTGTCGGCTGCTGGGCCGAGCTGATTGAGTGCTCCGCCAAGGCCGGATTCGATCGCCTTGCCTTGCGCCTCGGATGCCGCCCCGAGCTGCTTGATGGCGGTGTCAATGTTGGCAATTCCCCCGGACATTTTGTCCGAGAGGGTCGCTTCCAGCTCCATTCCTAGCGTCTCAGTCCCCACCATTTATCCTTTCCGCTAGGCGTATCCGGCATTGGCTCAAGGCTGCTTGGTAGTATTGCACTCCGCGCAGCCCTTTTGCCGGCTCTCTCCAGTATCCCCCCATGTCAATGCAGCCGCATTTCTCGTACCGGTCCGCGATCGATGGGATTACCTGCGTGATGGGATGCAGAAGCGTGTTTGGGTCCACGACCCCCTGGGTCCACTCTCCGGCCTGCATCCACTCCATATCTACCACAATCCCAGGCGCCACCGCAGGAGTTAGGCCGACTGCGACTCCTGCGACAACGGCAAACCCACTTGCTCCTCCTGCGAGAGCGTGGATCCCGCGGCGATGGCTTCGCAAAGCTCCGAGACGATGGAACCGCGCAGCACTTCCGTGATGCGGTTCTTGTTGGCGGAGAAATCGATCACGCGACCCGATGAGGACGTAAGACCGCGCCATTCCATGATGCCGTCGGAGAGAAACTTCTCAGTGATGGCGCGTTCCTCGTCCGCTCTGGAGCTTACGGCATCCCCCCAGGCGGTAGCCCAGTCGAGCAGAGCCTTTTTGACAGATTCCTGCTTTTCGGCATACTCTTGCTTTTCGGCGTCTGTCGCGTTCTCCGGAAGCGGCTCCAGCTTGCCACCAGTGGTATTGAGACTGCGCAGCACCTGCAGCGCTTCGGGAGCGGCTGCGCGAGCGGAGGCAGTGATCTCGGAAAGAAACGCCTCGCGCTTGATGGAGATCGCAAGCGAAGGCGACTTGAGGACAAAAACTGGCTCAGTCGCACCAGCGGCACGAACAGCCTTCGGGAGGTACTCCCATGTCTCGTCGGGGTCGATCCCGAAAAGCAATGGCGGGTTGATGTTGGGCATGCTGATCTCCTTAGGTCACGGTGATGGTAAGGGCTTCGTCGCCGATGTCGGTATTGCTGCTGAGGCGGTAGACCGTCTCGGCGGTGCGGAACGATCCACGTTCGCCGTTGTCGGTCGTCTTGCGCTGCAGTCGTGGCGCCGTGACTGTGATGGTCTTACCGACGCCATTGCCGATCGGAAAAGAGAGCGGAGCGGTGGAGCCGGCGAAGAATGCGGCGAAATCGTTGACCGTGGCTGCCGGCGTCAACGTAGGATCAATTGTCAGCGTCGGCTTGATGGCTGTCTGCACAAAGCGCTGAATGGTCGTCGGATCCGTGACGTCGGTAAATTCCTCAGCCCCGATCCCCCAGTCCAGCGTGAGCTTGGAGATAAAGCGCTGCACGCCTCCGACGGTGAAGGCGAGGCCTTTGAACTGCGGGATATTGCCATTGAGAGCGTCGCGGGTGATGCTTGCGATAGGCGTAGCCGCAACCTGCACGATCGGCGTGAGCACCATGGAAACAGTCTCCCAGGCGATGGGCCCCTTGAGGGTGACATGCCAAATTCCTTCGCCGCCAACGGTGAGCTCCAGCTGAAGCTTTGTCAGGCGACATCCCTTGAATCCGAACCGCTGCGACGCGGTGCCATCTTCCGAAATGAACTCGGCGCCGATGGAGGTGTGGACCATGCTGCTGGAGTTGAGAGCATAGACAACGCTTGTTCCGGCTGTGACTGTGGCGGCCATGCAGCTTTTGAGGATCGGCGCGAATGCCGTGTCCGTGCCTGCGGTGCCGCTGGTGTAGGCGTCCACGTCAAACGAGATTTCCGCCTGTTCACCGTAAAACAGCGAGTCGAGAGCCAGCAGCGAAGCGCGGTCGACAAAGCGTTCGATCTCCTTGTTGGAGATCTTGATCTTGAGGTTGCGGAACGGCAGCTTGCAGTTGGCGGCCGCAAACACCGATGCCATGGTCATCCATGCGCCGGGAGTAACCTCGGTCAGGATGGCGAGATTTGCCCGTTGCTTATGCCAGGTCTGTTCCATGGCTTAGTCCTTTCTTCCGACGATGCGATCGGTGAGCTTTTCGGCGGCATCTCCGGTTTGTTTGATGATGGGATCCGATGGCGGCCCGGGAATGTTCTGGATGATGGCCAAGACGATCCTTTCGCGGATCGCGATCTCCTGGTCGCTCAGAGGCGGGCGCACTGCTGGATCTCCGGTTTTTGCTTGCGCTGCCATCACTCCGCTCCTTGCGTATGCTCGCCGGCCTCTACTAGAGCCTCGCTGTACTTGGAGAGTCCCAGGCGGTTGACGGCGATGAGGTTGCTTTCGTCCGGGACCGTTACGACCCCGTTTTCTGGCACATGCTCAACGTCGTTGATTTTGACAGAATTTGCACTCAGAAACTTGCTCATGGGTGTCCTCAGTTGTAGGTGGTTGAGAATTCGTGGTAGGGATCATTCTCGCCCCACGGGATTTGACAGTCCCATGTCAGGGATCCGTGGAACCAGCCGCTCAGGTCGAAACCAAAAAGCAGCAGATCGGGCGATGTGGTGTTTTTGCAGGTGCCACCCTGGCTGTAATCCTGCTTGATGGCGCGCTCATAATCAGCGGCCGCTTGCAGGACTTCGACGTCCGGGTCTTCCTGGACGTTGATGGCGAAATCGAGGGCGAAGTGGGTATTTGCCAAAACCTGCCCAAAATTGGAGTCTTGGCCCGGCTGCATCTTGTTCCATCCGGTCACGTAGATGCAACAGTTCGGCCCGGCAGTACTTCCGTCGGTGGTCAGGTCTTTCTTGGTCGTCAGCACCTGGTCAGCGGTGACGGCGTAGATGTACCCGTTTTCCGGGCGAATGGTGAGCATCTGCGCCCGCAGGTGCAGCAAGACCGGCGCGATCATTGGGATAGGCGTGCTCATGCGGCGAGCTTATCCCGGAAGGTCTGCGCGATCAGGTCGCGGCCCGCCAGTTCTTTCGCCTGCGCCCACGTCCGGAAGCCCAGGCGCGCCTTGATGGTCACGCGGGGCGCTAGATGGTAGACGTAGCGAAGACCAGGGCCTGCAGCCTTCTTGGTGCCGGGAACAGCCTCGGCGAGGAACATCTTGCCGCTTGCGCCTTGGTGGAAAAAGAGCTTCCCAGGATAGGCGCGAGGACCGACGTAGCGCGGGATGCCGGCAGCGGTGACGGCGGGGCCACCGGAGACGGGCCATGCAAGCAGCTTGCCACCCTTGGGGCTGATGGTGCCGCCCACCTCTAGGATGTTGGCGTAGTTGGCGAACATCCCAGATGCATCCGTCATGGTGGGGGCGAACGCGACGCCAGCCTTGAAGCTCGCCCGCGATGTGGACCAGACGGGCTGGAAGGATCGCTCCAGCTGGCCGGTGATGCGGCGCACCGGATTCCCGTGCAGATGCGAATCCACAAACTCGCCATGAGCGTCAATGGCCCAAGCGTGAGCTTCCTGGCGCGTCGCCTCGAAGGCCGCTTGCACCCGCTGCGGCATGCGCTTGAGCGCATCTGTGCGAGCCTGCAGAGTTAGGATATTTCCGGCCATGCGCTTACCCCAGGTACTGGTGGTCGTAGTATTCGAGGATCTCGATCACTCCCGGCAGGAGCTTGTAAGAGTCCTCGAACGTGGTGCTTCCCTGCCCGCTCTGGACCACCTTGCGGCCCGGAGTGTTGCGGCGTTGGTAGATGTAAACAGCCTGCTGGTCGCAGGCGTTGGCGAGGTCACAATAGTCCGAGATGATGCTCGGGATGATCGTCTCACCGAGCGTGACAGTCCACACCGATCCAGTCGTGGTGGAGGTTAGGGTGTCACCGGGGAACAAGGTGCCGTCGCTCACGGTGACGCGCGCCGTCATGGCGGTTGTGTCGATAGACTGGATCACCCCGCGCGCTGTCGGAGATGAGAAGCTGTTTCCCGCCACGGGAGTCCCGGTGTAGGCGGTGATGTTCTCGGTGCTGGTAGCTGTCGATTCGGCGATGCCACCGATGTAGGAGGTGATGACGCGATCCAGAGACCCGAGGCCGGGCGTGTAGTGGAGTTCGTTGTCATCAAAAAGAGCGTACTCGCTGGGCTGCAGAGTGCGAGGATTGAGGCTCCCACGGGTTAGAATCTGCACCGACGAGATAGAGACGACGGGCCACGCTCGCAGCATGATGATGCCAGATGGTGCGCAGGCCCTCGTCTCCACCTGCGGCGATCTGTGCCATTGCATAGAGCAGTAGGATTGCATGGCCTGGGAGGCGGCTGCGAGCGCCGACAAAAGCGCGTCATCATCGCTTGAGACGGTTCCTGTCTTATTCGCAGCACGGCGCAGTCGCTCTAGCGTGCTCAAAACAAGGATGCCCACAGATTCCCCCAGGAAGAAAGATGAAGGGCGGGATCTCTCCCGCCCAGTTGTTCACGCGAGGTTGTAGATCAGTCCGAACAGCATCTCAGCGTTGAGCGCAAGGGCTCCGCGCGTGTAGGCGCCGTATTCGTACTGCCGGTTCGTCTTGGGCCAGTCTTCGCCGTAGTAGTCCCGCTGGTAGTGGTACTCATAGGCGTTGGTGATGCCGGAGGCGGGGAACGGGACCGAGTCCTTGGTAAACAAGATGGTCGAGTCGTTCAGGTTCGGGTGAACCTGGATGTCGACATTCTTGTTCACGTAGGGATTCGGGATCATGCGCACGCGTCCGATCGGAGAGTACGACATGTCCGCGCCCTGCTTGTCGCCCGAGATCATGGTGACAACGTTGTTCTGACCGCTGGCATTCTTGGTGATGAGCAGATCGATCTGCTGCGCCTTGTTGGCACTGCACCAGACCGTGTCAGGAGTGGTGCGGTAGTTGTTCCAGTACCACAAGAACGCGGACAGAATCTGGGAAACATTGCGGCCGCCATCGCTTGCCAGACCAACGCCGCCGCCATTGGCGACGTAGGAAAGAGGGGATCCAGCGATGTAGGGAATGAGTCCCGTGTACTCCAGCGTGTTGACGGAGTTGTCAGCATTGGCAGAGACGAACGCACTCGCCAGCACCGACCCGACAGTGGCCGAGACGAACGTGAACGTCGGAAGTGCCGTGATCGCGGCAATGGCGGCATTGCCAGTGCTGGTCCCGATGAACCATGCGTAACCCGCCGCAGCCGCAATCGGCGTAGCGCTGGCGGTGATGGTGCTAGTGCTTCCGGTGGTCGTCTGCGTGGCGGCGGCGGAGATCTTTCCGCAGCCGCCAGGGATCGTATCGGTGGTGCCACCCATGTTGTTGCGGGTGGACGACAGTTGCGGCCCAGCGTAGTTCCCAGGCTGCGAGGAGAAGTACCCTCCCGCAAGCTTAAGGCCCTCATACGTGAGAGGCATCACGTAGAGGGTGTACGTTGCGGCCGCCAGCGATCCACCGGTGGTGGCGGCGCTGGGAGACCCAGCCGCAAAGGCACCTTGGCCCAGCGCCGAGGAGATGCTTCCCGTCTGCGTCGCAATGGCATTGCCATTGCCCCACAGGAGCGTCGCTTCCTCGTCGATCATCAGCGCCCAGAGCAGATTCTGCTTGACGCGAGGCGGCAGGTTTTCCCAGCCGACGGCTGCGTCCTGCGCCTCGTAAGTCACGTAGTCGTCGTGTCCGATCGAGGCGTACGGGATCGAGCGCGTAGCGATCTGAGTGGAGTTGGCTGCGTTGCGGTGACCTTCTCCGACGCCGGGCGTCAGGTTGTTGCTGTTGATCTGGGTGATGGCCTTGAAATTCGTGGCCACGCCACCAGCACCCTGAATTCGCGGCAGACGATTGCGCAGCGGCGTCTCGACCGGGAAGAGCGACTTGGCGCCCGCCTGCAGATCGTAGCCGGTAAGGCCGGTGCCAGTGGAGACGCCTGCGCGGCGCAGCTGGTTGAGTACCGCCTGCGCGGTCAGCTCAATGTTCAGATCAGGCATGGGTCACCTCCTCGGTGTAGCGTTCAGGGTTGGCGCGGCGGCAGAGAATCTCGAACCGATCAAGTTCGGGGAGCTTCTGGAACTCCTCAGTCCCTTCGAGAGGGCCAAAGCGGTCGGAGCGCTGCACCTGACCAGAAGGTTCGCCGACCTTCCCGGCGTCTCCATGCTGCGCGGGACCGCGAGCGGGGACGTACTGGGACTGCGGCTTTTCTCCGCGCTTGACGATGGCTTCTACGGTGTCCTTGAGGCCGGACACGGCAGAGATCAAGCCATCGATGCGCGGATCACTGGCGGCGGCAGCGCGACGCACAGCGTTCGCCTTGGTGATCTGGGCAGCGCGCTTGGCGGCACCATCAGGCTCTGCGGGCTTTCCTTCTCCAGCGCCTTCGCCTTCTCCAGCGCCTTCACCGCCATCACCATCTCCCTTGCCGTAGGCAGTAGTGCTGTCGACGTGCGATTTGATGGCGCGGCCCATGGCCTGGTGGGCGCGCATGCAGTTGGCGAGGACGTCGGGGTGAATTCCTTCGCCGTCCTGCAGCTGGTTGATGATGTCCTCGAGATCCTGGAACTTGCTCATGAGCAGCCCGATCACATCCAACTGCGTGTCGAGAGGGCTGCCCTCCTGGCCTGCGAGCTGATCAGTGACCGGTCCTCCGCCCATTCCGGCGTCGTCACGCTTGACGGTCGGCTTCTGCTGCCCCCTCTGGGGCGCCGTGGGATTCGGCATTTTGCTCCCTTCTGGGGACTGGCCCCGGGTGGTGGTCTCATCCCGTGCGCCTGCCGCACGAAACAAGGTAATGAGCGCCCCCTCATCCGCTGGTCTGTCGACGAGCGAGATCTCGATGAGGCGCAATTTGCTGACAACGTTTCCGACCTGGGCAATGATGTCACCCATGATCGAGAAGCCCTTTAGAGCGCCCTCCTTGACCTTTTGCCAGGTCGTAGGGTCGGAGACCTTGACGCCGATCTCCACCTGTCGGGCTTGCTCGTCAAAGCGGTACTCCTGCACCGTTCCGGCGGCAATGTCCTGGTGCATCTCGCGCACGTTGGCAAAACGCATATAATCGTCCCACGCATCACGCAAGGCTTCCAACGTCACGACGAGACCGTCGCTTGCCTCGTTCTCGGTAGCGGCAACGCCATAGACCATGCGCAGGTCTTCGTCGATTCTCGAGATGCGCAAGGCGCGCTTGACGGTGCTCATGACTCGCTTCCCTTCTTCCGTGCGACAGTGGCGCACAGGTCGTTTGGATGGAACGGCGCCATAGGATGCCCTGTGGGGAAATCCGCATCGAGAGGGATCCATCCCGCCTCGGCATTTTTGATGCAGTCAGGGCAGTGGTTTTCGTTTGACGCCAGGATCGAACGCTTTTCCAGCGGGATTCCGGCTTTTTCGACAGATTTCCAGCCGACCAATTTTCCACCTTCGTGGGCGTTGACAATTTCTGTCCTAGCAATAGTTTGTGCTCGCGAGCGATCAAACCCGGCGCTCGTCTGCAGCTCATGCGCGATCTTTTCGGTGGTCCAGCTCTCGGACGCCGCCTCCTCGGTCACCGACCGGATGCTATCGCGCATGTCGTCGGTGATGCTGTACTCAGGACGCGCCGCAGCAACCACGTTCCCGTCCTCATCCAAACGCCGGCCGACAAGCCAAGCGCCGCGGGCCTTTGCTTCACGAGCCGCAGCCTCACGCAAGACGGGGCGCACACTGGAGACATCAGGGGATGTCAAGAACTCACCGACAGCATCCAAAGCGGCGTCGCCAATGATCTGCTCCGTGCTGGCACTCATGATTCCCATGAGTTCATCCTGATCCGCCTCCGTGATAGCGCTCAAAGGATCATCACCGTCTGCGCGTTGCATGCCTCCGATTCGCTTGGCGCACTTGACAGCCATGCGTTGCAGCCAGTTTCCAACCTTGTCGGCAATGGCGGTCTCGTGCTTCATGGCTTCGGCGCGGCTTGCGTCTTGGCGGGCACGCATCACGCGTCCCACATCCTGATGCGCTTGCTGTGCCTCTTCGGACCGCGCAGTCTTCTCGCTCGTCTGGGCCTGCTGTGTGGCTACGGCCGGCTGCGCGGGAGCTTCTCCATATAGGCCCATCATGTCTCGGGCCTCATCCACCCGCATGATGCCGCCGGCGACAGCAGGGATAGCGATAGCAGCCACCTGCTCAATGTCGGTCATGGGCTCGGGAGCTACGTAGATCTCGTATCCTGGCATGTTGAGCATCATCGGGTTTTGGATGATGCTTTTGTTGATGACGTTGGTGACATGCTTGATTTGGACGTGCAGTCCCTCACGCGTAGCCGCCTCCTGAGCAGTCTCTGCGGTCGCGCGATTAACTTGAGAAACGAACGGCGTAGGCGATTCCGACATCACCGCGCACGCCACGCGGGCCAACCATTCGTCAAACTTGTCGACGAGAACTTGATCCTTGGTCATGAGGATGTTTTTGACATTATCTGACGGGACAAAAATCATTTTTCCCGTTTTTTGTCCACCCATTGTCTGAGCGTCAAAAGTGGCTTGAAATTTAGAGACCTGATCAGCCGTCCCACTCATGGGGATGATGCAGTCAGGAGCATTGCCGTCGGTGAAGTACCCGCTCTGCATGGTAAGTCGTCGAATCATCACCGACACGTAGGTCTTGATCTGTTCGACCGGCCCAAATCCGTAGAGCGTGTGAGTGCGCCGATTGCGCGGAGTGTATACCAGATCCCACGTCGAATAGTGGATCGCGGGAATCCCTTTCAGGATGTGCACATAGGCTGCATTCGGAGGCGCAGGGCGGCGACCTCGCTCATCCATGAGGCACTTCACGGTTGCCCCATCAATCAGTTCCAGCGCCGCCACCTCACCGTAATGCGCCGAGTCAGTGTAGCGCGCCACATGGATCGACGGGGCGTCTAGGACGCATAGATCCTCGACCCACATGCGGAGCCAGGTGTCAAAATCGTTCTCGCGATCCGGGAAGGCAAAAAACTCATTGAGACGCTGCACGCCAGGATCTGACTCGTCCGGTTGCTTACTAGAGACGCGGCGAAACCTCCAGTTGAGACCGGTGAGCTGATCTTTGCGCGTCTCGATCAGAATGCGGATGATCTCGCCAGCCTCAGCCAGAAAGCGGAGCTGACTCATCGACGCACGCATGGCGTCCCACGCCTCTTCCGCGCGCGGAGTCGTCTGCAGGTTGTAGCCGACCTGGTAGTCAAAGGCGCGCCCCTTGACAGCTTGCCAGGGAGCGAGAGAGTCGAGGGCATTTTGCGGATCCATCCAATGCGTGGCGGTTGGATCGATGATTCGCGGGTTGCGGTCTCCTTGCTGTGCGAGTCCGGAGGAGATGCCTTCTTGGTTTGTTGGTGCGGCCATCTGCTGCGATTGATCGCGCGTGAGGCGTAATCCAAATGGCAGCTTCATGCCGTCGCCTCGCTGATGTGGTGCGCCTTATTCATCTCTCTACAAAATGACTCCAAAACGATGACAGAAAGTGTCCATAGATTAGACATGAATTCGGCCTGAAAAAAAGGCGTCGAGCAGATCCTCGGAATCCGAGAGCGCAGTTATCCCCCACACCATGGCGTCCATTCTATCAGGTGATTTCCTGGACGTGAGCGGGTCCCATTGGCAGGATTGGTCTTCCAGTTTCGGGAGTGCTCCGACATGATGAACACGACCCTGCTCGTAGAGAGCTGAGACAGGCTCCGCACGAATCGCCTTCCCGCGCGTGGCTCGCACGCTGCGATATGCCACCTCTCCCTTGGTCTTAATGACCGCCTCAACCATCTCGCCACCCTGGTTGGTCTCGGCTACGACAACATTTGCCTCGTTGTTTCGGTACGCCTCAACGACAATGCGTCCCCACTCGTCCGGGGATGCGTGGACGGTCAAATCCTCCAGGATGTAGTAGTGAGGCGGCTCCTGATCATCGCGGCCAGCTACGACAATTCCAGTCTCATCGCTATCGTCTCCACTGGTGGCGGCTGGATCGACAGCCACCACGATGTAGTTGAGGTGCGGGAGCTGCGCCGGGGAGATGCGGGCTTTGTCGATCCAGGCGCGCTTGAATAGAGCTCCGGGATTATCGTCCAGGATTTCGGCATAGAGCTCTTGGCGCCCAAGCCGCGTCCCTTCATATTTTTCGACAATCTTTGTCAAAAAGCTGGGTGCTAGGTTTGCGGCATTGTCGTAGGTGCTGCCGCGCGTCACGATGGTCGTTGCCGCCTTTACGATGCTGCGGACTAGATCCGTTGGCCTAGGCGTGGTAGTGACGACTGCCTGCGGCCTGTCTCCGAGGCGCAGCCCTAGAGCTGCTTGGTCCCAAGCCTCAGCATACCGCCAGGCAGCCAGCTCGTCGCACCAGAGTTTGCAGTGTTGCTTGCCACGCAAGCGCTCCGGCTCGTCGGCTGTAAAAATCAGGGACTTGGCCCCATTTGGCCATTCCAGGCGCCGCTTAGATGCTCTGTAAATTGGCCTCTCATTTTTTGGGCAGATGGCAAGAATGCCAGACTCACCCTCGATCATGATGTCGCGCGCGTCATCCGCTGTCGCGCCAATCAGGTTGACGTGCGGGTACGTTTTTACCCATTGCCGCACCGTCTCGGCTCCCGTGCGCGTCTTGCCGTACCCTCGCCCCGCCATGATCATCCAGACAATCCAGTCGCCTGTCGGGAGTTGTTGACTAGGTCTTCCAAGCCATGGCCACGACCATTGCAGAGCCCACGCGAGACCGGCGCGCTCCTTGGCTGATAGAGAGGCGACAAACCGATCCCGCTCCGCGCGCTCCATCATGGCGAGCGCTTGAGCCCGGCTTAACTCGCTCATGCCTTCCCGAGGAAACGATCCAGGCTCTCAGTGATTGCTGAGACGGTCGCAGAGATGCCGTCATCGCCTCCCTTGTTACCCTCGGGATCATCCAGTCCACGGATCTTGCGGATGCCATCCACGGCAGAGCGCCACGTCCCGGCGACCTGGTTGAGGTCCTTCGGTCCAAGGACGGCGGTAGCCTTGCCATCCTCTCCCTCGATGGTCATGTCGAGCAGTTCGGCGCATCGTAATAGCAGTTTGCGGCCGACAGATAGAGCGAGTGCCATGTCGGCGATATCCTCGTCAGCAGCCGCAGAAATGGCCTTTTCAGCCTCTGTACGAGGTACGACTGTCGTAATCGCAGTCGTAATTCCCGCCGCCGCAGAGGCCACCAAGGCGCGCTTTTGCTCGGGAGCATTTCGCGGTCCCCAGCCCTCTCGCTTGGCGCGGATGCGCACAGCCCCCTCGGTTACGCCGATCTCCTCAGCGATGCGCGTGGTCGGCAGATTCGTGGTAATCCACAGCGACCGAGCGTGTCCCCACGCCTGGTCGCTTACCGCGTCTTTTTTGGATCGGCCAGCCATTTCCTCAATATACTGCCATTTGCGGCGGGCTGGCGTCCTGTGATCGTCCTGTGATCCCGCTTTCGTTTTCGAGGATAGGCTTATTTTCCCCTAAGACCCCTCTGTAATCTGTTAACTAGCTTCGCCCTGGCACTTACTCCACCCAGCTTGCGTTCGCCGATTCTAGGGCACTTGCATGACTTTTGTAGACAGGTTTCGCCCGCATCCTCACGTCCCCTTTGACGTACCACCATCCCTGCTCAACGTCTAGCCCATGAGACGCGACCGCAACATCTCTGACTGTCTGCCTACAGATTTCTGCGCAGACTTCCCAGTTTCGGCACGCTTGACGATACTCCATCGACCGCTCACCGTATTTGCGCAAAACATCGGATTTTGTTTGCGATGTGGATTTATCGTATTCGTATTCAACTTTCATTTAATTATTCCAAGCATTTTCTTTTCCTCGTATGTTATTCGATTCATTACCGTTCCTGGATCCGTTTCGTAAAATGCAAGAATTCTCTTTTTCCAATGCTCAAGAGTTTCCTCCCTCCCCGCCGTAGTTCTTCCTGTTGCCAATATCTCGCCATTATTATTCCGAGGGGTTTCATCCGGCGCTGATTCTTGGACCCATGTCGATCGGTCATCCTCCCATCTGCCCGCGTTGAACCACGTCGCAGGGTGGGGGATGAATTGTTTATCCCAATTTGAGGTAGCGGATCGGAAAGCTTGGGTGGCCTCCATGAGCACCTCTGGAGCCGCTTTTGCGAGAGCCTTCTCGATCGCCTTCTGTGCCGCTGCGGGTGCAACATGCTTGGGATACGCGTCGTAGATCTCGCGCCATGCATCGGATTTTTTCGTCTTTACGCCTTTAGGGGCTATAGGGTTTCCCTTCAATGGATTCCCTTCAATGGATTCCCTTAGTGCCCCCTCTTTTCCGCTACCACCCACCCCCTCTTTTCCGCTGACCCAATCCGAGGGGCACCCCCTATTTTCCGCTAGGTCATCAACCCACTCCTCTGGGCGCGTGAGCGTGTACTCGTTGGTGATCCCTGGACGGCTGATGCGTTTGATCATGTGCCGATCTCCGAGCTCCTTCAAGGCCCTCCAAACAGTATCTCGGTTCATCCTGCAGATTTTCGCGATCGTTTCACATGATGGGAAAGCGATACCTTTCCCAGCTCGTCGCGCTATATGCGCGTAAACGCGGAATGCGGAAACAGATAAACCGGAATCATCTAATTGCGCAGATAGGAAAATCGTTGTGCGCATTAAATGCTTTAGATTCTCGTCATCAATCAAAATTCCTCCAAAACAAAAGCCCATTGGACCGCCCCCCGTGAACCCCGGCTAGACACC